TGACGCCGTCGACGAGGTTGCCCACTGCGCGGTTGCCCTTGCAGATATCCTCGTGGTGCTCCTCGATCCAGTCCGCGTCGGCCTCTAGGAGCTTCAACACGTCACGCTCCGTCACCTTCGGGGCGGGTATGTTGCCGATGAGGTCGAACGCGCCTTGGTAGGCTTCCACGAGCTTGTCGATGGCGTCGATGACGTCGTCGTAGAAGTCGCCCAGCGACATGTGCTTTGCGAAGCTGCCTTCGCCCTTGGCGCGCCAGTGCTCGAAGTGGGCTACGTTGCGTGCGTAGAACACGCGGCTGATAAGTTCTTCGATCATATTGTTACTCCTGCTATACCGTTGGATGCTGCGGAACCATTGGCTGACGCAACCGTAGCAGCGCCACCTGCTGCTACTACACAGCCGGAGTAAGTGTATTTGTTGCGTGTGGTGCTACGACATCCAGCCGCAGTCCCAAGTGCAAATATCCCAACCGTGCCATTACCGGCGGCTGAGGTGTTGTACGAACCCGCTGTAGCCGCCCCACCAGCAGAAACCACGCAGCCTGAGTAGGTATACTTATCGCGAGTGGTAGTTCCAGCGCAGCCGGAGTATCCTAGCGCGAAGATGCCAACAGTACTGTTACCTGCGGCAGAACCGTTGGTACTCCCAGCCGTCGCTGCGCCGCCTGCTGAAACAACACATCCTGAGTACGTGTATTTGTTACGTGTGGCGGCACGCCCCGCGTTGGTTTCACCTAACGCAAAGATGCCAACCGTGCTGTTACCCGCCGCTGACCCAGCGTTTGATGCTGCCGTAGACGCTCCACCTGCGGCGACTGTGCAGCCGGAATACGTATATTTGTTGCGAGTTGTAAGTCGGGTGAAACAAGAGTTATACCCAAGCGCAAAGATACCAACAGTGCTGTTACCCGCAGCAGAACCTTGAAGTGACGCGACGGTAGCCGCAGTGGCTGCGCTCACCGCACAGCCTACATACGTGTATTTGTTGCGAGTTGTCGATGCGTTACCGCTCGCGTTCCCCAACGCGAAGATACCCACCGTGCTGTTACCGGCAGCGGAACCACTATTTGAGACCGCCGTAGCTGCGCCGCCTGCGCTGACTACACAGCCGGAGTAAGTGTATTTGTTGCGTGTGGTGACATCCCCCCCTGCGGTGTTCCCCAACGCAAAGATACCAAACGTCCCGTCAACTACGTTACCCGCAAGCGGCCACAGCCCTTGCTTCGTCCAGTACGCGGCGTCGGCCAGCGACCACACGCCAGAAGCCGCCCCATTCTGGAACGGGCCAGCGGGAGTTACTGGGGTTTTGCGAATAATACCACCGGGCCAACGGTTACTCATGGGGTCAGTTCCTTACGGGTCTATTATAGCAGTAGATGTCTCGCGATCCAAGCGCAGTGTTCCCTCGCATATCATGCTGTAGTCACCACCGGTCTTTGCGCCGCGAGACGGCACGTTAATCTCGACGTTCTTCGTCAGATACTCCTTGCCGTCCTCGAACACGCGCCAGACGTGGTCGATGGTGCCGCGCCCCGGCTGGCCGCGTGTCTGGTTGTAGCGTACGACAAGTTGCGCCATCAGATCACCTCTGCCGCTTGCGCGGGGGCGTACTCGACGCCAATGTTGAAGTGGACGAAGCGGATAGGCTTGTCGGATGCGTGGCGGGTGAAGCCGTGCGGCAGCCACGCGTTGGCGAAGATCAGCGTGCCCGGCTGGGCCTCGATGCCCATAGCGTTGCTGGCGGGCGTCACCTGACCCATGTCAGCTTCGGGCAGGTTGACTTGCACCTTGCCCGGACGTGGGTCATAGAACAGCGCCTTGGAGCAGTTCTCGGGCGTCTCAAGGAAATAGAAGCCGACGAGCTGCGCACCGTTACCATGAACGTGCTGCTCCATCTGCGAGTGCTTGTGATGCTCCTGCGTCCACATCTCGGTGAAGAAGGTGCTGGCACCAGTCATGTCGCTGCCCTGATTGCTCAGTATCTGCCACGCGGAGCTGCCGACATACTCGCAGAAGTCGTGCATGCGCGGGTCATCCGTGAGGTTGCCCGTCATCTTGACTGGGTAAATCTCATTGATGTCCTGCGGCTCGAAGTTGTCCTCCGACACCGCGCGAACGGCGTCGAGGAACTCAGGCTTGAATGCCGTCACGACGACAGTCGGGAAGCAGAACAGGGGTGTCAGCTCGTCGCTCACGACTTATCCTCAAGAAACAGCGGCTTCATGTTAGACAATACCTTAGTGCGGTCGCCTTGGCTACTGATCACCTTCAGGGTTATTGCCTCGATGTGCGGCACGATCTGACTTTCAAAGTCTGGGTGGCAGCGCATGGTGTTGAGGTGGTCGTGCGGGATTGTGCCAGCCGTGAGCAGGAAGTTCTCAGCGCGGGTCTTCAGTTCGCCCAGCCACTCTTCGCGCTGCATGGCCTCATTGGCCTCAAGGAACGGCAGGTGACGGTGCTTGCGGTTTGGCTCCAGCTCGTCCATCAACTTGCAGATATAGTCATACTCATTGAGCGCGGCTTGGTGGTTCAACGCCCAGCCCTCGTTGACCGAGTTGCACTCAAGCAGGTCTGCCTCTGCCTTGAGCCGGTCGATTTCTGTCGAGTTGTCATCAGCCAACACGGCCTCTGCCGCGAGGACCTTAGCCTTGCGGCGTAGGGCCTGCGCCTTCGAATGTTCGATCTTGACGCCGATGTCTATCTTCTGGTCGTGCAAGAGCGCCCAAGCGCCGTCTGCTGTGTGGCAGCTTCCCGCCATGAAGTGCTTTAACTGAAAATCGCAATTATTGCGATGCGGCTTACTATTCATCGTTGTGCTCCTACGATGGGTTGGAAATTACATGTTAACGCCGGATGTGCCGTTGGATGCGGCTGAGCCTCCTAGAGAAGCCGCAGTAGCCGCGCCACCTGCTGCTACTACACAGCCAGAATAAGTGTATTTGTCGCGGGTGGTAGAGTTACCGCCGACACACCCTAGTGCGAAGATGCCTACAGTGCTGTTACCTGCGGCGGAGCCGTATTGAGAGGCCGTTGTGGCAGCAGTCCCTGCGCTAACAACATCACCTGAGTAGGTGTATTTATTGCGGGTAACAGTCCTCGCAAAACATGAGTTTTGCCCTAACGCAAAAATGCCTACAGTGCTGTTCCCCGCAGCGGAGCCTCGGCGGGACGCCACTGTGGCAACGCCACCTGCCGCTACAACACAACTTGAATATGTATATTTATTCCGAGTGGTGACGGGTGTGTTTACTGTTGTACATCCAAGAGCAAAAATGCCGACAGTGCTGTTGCCTGCGGCGGAACCACTTTTAGACGCGACCGTAGCGGCCCCACCCGCCGCGACAACGCAGCCAGAATACGTGTATTTGTCGCGGGTGGTAGAGTTACTGCCGACACACCCTAGCGCAAAGATGCCTACAGTGTTGTTACCTGCGGCGGAACCGCACCTATTTGCTGCGGTAGCCGCGCCCCCTGCGCTTACTACACATCCAACGTAAGTATATTTATCGCGGGTAGTAAGACGTGTGCCACCAGAATTAAGACCTAACGCAAAGATGCCTACAGTGCTGTTACCGGCGGCTGCGCCTAAATAGGACGCCACCGTTGCGGCCCCACCTGCGCTCACAACATCACCTGAATAGGTGTACTTGTTGCGGGTGGTAGAACCCGCGCCAGCGGTGCACCCCAACGCCATAATAGCAAACGTACCATCAAGCACGAAGTTTGGTGGCCACAGCCCCTGACCGACTGCCTGAAACTGCTGGGAGAGGGACCAAATTCCGCTATAAGAGGGCATTACATGTTCACTCCCGTTGTGCCGTTGGAAGCGGCGGAGCCATTGGACGACGCCGTTGTAGCCGCACCGCCCGTGCTGACTACGCAACCAGAGTAAGTGTACTTGTTCCGTGTGGTGGAACCGGCACCGGATACTATACCTAGTGCAAAAATACCGACTGTGCTGTTTCCAGCGGCTGCTCCCGAACGTGACGCTGCGGTGGCCGCGCCACCCGCGCTAACAACGTCACCCGAATATGTGTATTTGTCGCGGGTAGTAACCGTGCAGCCGCCTGCACAACCCAAAGCAAAAATACCGACTGTGCTGTTACCCGCAGCGCTCCCAGTGCGGGAGGCCGCAGTAGCCGCGCCGCCTGCGGCGACGACGCAGCCTGAGTAGGTGTACTTATTGCGAGTGGTAACACGACCGCAAGCAGTGAACCCCAACGCGAAAATACCCGTCGTGCTGTTACCGGCGGCTGAACCTTGGGTTGACGCCGCTGTAGCTGCGCCACCCGCACTGACGACGCACCCAGAGTATGTATATTTGTTCCGAGTGGTGGAAACGCCGCTTGCACAACCCAACGCGAAAATACCAACGGTGCTGTTACCGGTGGCTGAACCTTGGGCTGACGCCGCCGTTGCCGTGCCGCCTGCGCTGACTACGCAACCAGAGTATGTATATTTGTCCCGTGTGGTGAGGCGGGTAAATGAGCTATCAAACCCCAATGCAAAAATACCAACGGTGCTGTTACCGGCGGCTGAACCTTGGATTGATGCCGCCGTTGCCGCGCCGCCAGCGCTAACAACGCAACCTGAGTACGTGTACTTGTCCCGTGTGGTGACAACACCGGTCGTAAAACCCAAGGCAAAGATCGCAAGCGTCCCATCCGCTGACGGCGTAACACTATTACTAAACGCGCTAATCGGAGACGGGCCGTAGCTATTGAGAGCGAACGCACCGAACGTGTACGCAGTGCCGTTGGTCAAACCAGACACAGTGATTGGGGAGCTTGCCGCAGCGCCACCAAAGCCGCCCGGATCGCTCCGAGCCGTGTAGCTGGTAATGGCCGATCCGCCTACGCAGGCTGGGGCCGTGAACGGTACGGTCGCAGACGCATTACCGCCCGCAGCCGTGCCAATGGTCGGTGCGTTCGGTGCGCGCAGCGGGTTAAAACCTACGCCGAGTATGCCGCCTTGATAGCGTTTCGCCATGCGCCTTTACCCTGCAAATTCTTGGTAGGTCACCGTCATTGTAATAGCGTTCGACGTGCCAGCCGTCGCGCCCAAAGACGTGTTGGCGGCCAGTACAACTGGCGTCGTTACGTCGGAGACGATTAGCGATGCGTCGGCAGGCACTGAGATTGTGGACGCTATCGGGAAGGCCGTGCCGCCCAGAGCGGCTGCGCTGTAACGCGACACGCTAATGTCTGCGGCGTTCGTGCCGTCGACGTTGGCTGCGACGATTGAGAGGACCTTGAGTACGCGGCCAGACGACGCGGCGTTTGACAGCAGCGACGTGGCGCTCGTCGAACTTAGGGCGACATTGACAGTGAACTCACCGATTAGATTGTTGGGGGCTACATAGGCCATCAGTTACCTCACGAAATCTCAAGAATGGACATTACGACATCCAGTGAAGACGCCGCCGAAGACTGAACCTTGACGCTGTCGCCAGTAATCAAGACAACCTTCTCGTCGCCGCCGATGGGTATCAGAGACTGGCCAACAGGAATACCCGCACCCTTGACCAGATACGTGTCGTTCGTACCGTCGTTGACGGTGACGCTGACCGTCACGGGCGACGCGGTGGTGTTGCACACAGATAGGCCAATGACCGTCGTCTGCACACCTGCGCCGACGGTGTAGCTGCCCACGGAGGTCAGCGACGTGCCGATGTTGCGGCTTACTTTACGGGTGAATACGTTTGCCATAAAATGTTCCTATCACACTATGTCATGATTTCATAGCTAACACTGAACGTCAGCTTGCTGGCGGTCCCCGACGTGACCGAAATGGAGGTGCCCTCCTCAAGATAGAGGCCAGTCGTTTTGTCAACCACAATCAGCGACGCGTCGGCGGGCACCGAAACCGTAGAGGCAATCGGGAAGGCCGTGCCACCCGACGGTGCTGAACCCTGCGCCACAGCGCCGTTGGTGTAGATTGACACCGTTGCGTCAACGGCGTTCGTGCCATCGACGTTCGCAACGACAATCTGGTTAATCTTTAACACGTTGTTCGAGGACGCCGCGTTCGGCAACAGCACAAGGGCTGTCGTGCCGCCCGGTGTTAGGTACGTCGTCTTACCCGTGATTGTTGTGAGTGATGCAATATTGGGAGCGGCCATGTCTACTTTCCTTCTAGATAAGCTATAGCTTTACGCATTAATACCACGTCATCGCGCAAGGAACCAATGCCTACGTTGCATCCGTGGCATAAAAGCCCGCGCACCTTTCCTGTGGTATGGCAGTGGTCTACGTGCAAACCTCGAAGAGTGGTTGGCTCGTTCCTGCATATGGCGCACTTACTATCGTATTTTTCGTACAGAGCAAGAAACTCCTCTGGTGTAAGCCCGTACTTTACGGCTCTAGCAGAGCGCTTCTCCATTATGTCTTTTGATTGCCAGCGAACGGTGTTTCGCGCCTTGTGGCATTGCTGGCATCGCGCGTTTGTACGCCGCCCCGTCTTGTCTAAATAGAACTTTTGAATGTCGCTTTCGCCGCAATCGGGACAAGACGGGGGCTTTGCGTTGCGCCCGCTGAACTTCTCTTTCCAAACAGGGTCAGCCCATCTTGCGCGCATAACAGCGCTTTGCTCGGTGCGCAGATCATCCGTCCACAGCGCGCTTATGGTGTCGCTTTGCTTGAGGCGTTTATCCTCCGTCCATCCTTTGGACTTTTCGGCTGGTTGGGTTATGCTCTCAATCATGTTTTACAGCCCAAAAACTAATGCCAGCGCGGTCGCGCGGGCCTGTGAAACGCCAGAAGCGGCTGGGGCTTGTGACACCCACGTTGTACCATTGCTGACCAATACGTTGCCAGCGGTGCTCGGCGCAACAACTTGAAACGCGCCTGTGCCGTTGCCCAAGAGGACGTTGTTCGACGTGAACGTGGCCGCGCCTGTACCGCCGTTGGCGACAGGCAGTGTGCCTGTGACCTGTGACGTGAGGCTGACGCCCGACAGTGTGCCGCCGAGGGTGAGTGAGCCGGATGTCGTAACTGAGCCTGTCAGCGTCATGCCGTTGACGGTTCCAGTGCCACTGACTGAAGTGACGGTGCCGACGTTCGACGTAAAGCCGCTTGGGTTGCTCGCAGGGTACGCTCCGAGGTTCGTGAGCGCCGTTGCCGCGTCCGTTGCGCCCGTACCGCCCTGCGCCACCGCAACGCTGCCAGACGTGATTTGCGAGCCTGAGATGGCGATAGATGTGTTGGTGACGCTTGTGGCTTGCCCCTGCGCGTTGAACGCGATGACAGGCACGGCAGACGCGCTACCGTATGTCGTCGCGGTTACGCCGCTGTTCGTGATGCTGAAGACCGTGCCGGTCAGCGTCAGGCCAGTGCCCGCCGAGTACGTGATTGGCGCGCCGAACTGTGTGAAGACAATCGCCGTCGTGCCGACAACAATCGGCAGCGGCGTCTGCTGCACAAAGGACGTATTGGACAGCGTCGCTCCCGCCGTGACGAGGAAGAAGTCGCCCGCGTCGATTTGGTCAACGCCAGTGCCTGCGCTGTCGAAGTCAGTCGCACGAGTAAGGATATACGGTGCAGCTCCGCTGCCGACCTGCGTTACGGTATAGACGCCGTTATTGGCCTGAGCCACCTCATTCTTGACAAGGATGCGGTTGCCTACAACCGCAGCCGTACCGTCAACGCTTAGTGCGCCGTTGGCGTTAGCCGTGAGCGTTGCGCCGACGCCACCAGTGCCGTTGTTGTACGTGTTGGCGGGCAGAGGCGCAACCGTCGCCAAGCGCACGGACTGGTGGAAGTTGATGCCCGACGCGATGCTGTCGGCATATGTCTTGTTGACGATGTCCGTGCCGTTGCTCGGCGTCGTGCTGATTGTGCCTGTAGTGAGCGCAATCGACGTGATGTCGGTGTTTGCGCCAGAGGCCGCTGCGCCGAGGCTAGTCAGCGCCGCACCCGCCGACGTCGCGCCAGTGCCGCCGTTGGCTACAGCCAGCGTGCCGCCGAGTGTCAGGGTGCCCGACGACGTGATTGGTGAGCCACTGAACGTGAGGCCCGTCGTGCCGCCGGATGCGGCCACGCTGCTGACAGTGCCTGTGCCGCCAGAGGATGAGATGGTGAAGTTAGGGTACGTGCCAGTGACAGATGTCAAGCCTCCGCCAGTAAGCGACACGATTTGGTCGGGTGCGGTGTTGACCACCGTGATAGAGCCAGATGTCGTGATAGGGCCGCCCGAGACGCTGATGCCCGTGCCTGCCGTCAAGTTGACGCTGGTGACTGTGCCGCCGCCGATAGGTGCCTGCCAAAATGGCGGAGCCACGCCACCACCTGACACCAGAATATCGCCTGCGTTACCGGACGTAGGCGTCAGATACAGCGCGTTGTTGCTGGAATATGCGATGGCACCGACAACAGGAGACAGACTGTTGCCGGTGCCTCCACGGGACAAGGGGAGCACGCCTTGAGTTTCCGTGGTGTCGCTCAAGTCCACCGCTGGGTGGACGTGATCTTCACGCGCGGCAACAGTCGAGACACCGGGTGATCCGGGACCGAGAGGCTCAGGCGTTGTAGATGAAAAGTTTACGGCAAAGGAACGGTTGGCAGAGAGGTCTCCGCCACCGCTTAAACCCGCGCCAGCCGTGATTGTGCGACCGATGGGGACGTAATTCGCGAGTAAGATGGGTGCCGAGGTCGCAGCCGTGACGCGCCCCTGTGCGTTAATCGTGAGAACAGGCACGCTGTCGGCGGCACCGTAATTGCCAGCCGTAACGCCTGTGGTGGTCAGCATGCTGTCGTCAACGCCGCTCGGCAAGATGTAGAGCGTGCGGTTGGCCGACAGGTCTCCGCCGCCACCCAGACCGCTGCCTGTGTTGATTTGACGCGTCGAGGGCACTGCGCCAACGGCAGCAATGTTTGAGAACTGAACCTTGTACGTAAGTCCGTCAATCACATACGGCAGGTAGCCGAGTGTGCTCGTGCCCAGATACTCTGGCAAACCCGTAATGCGGGTCGGGATGAGGTTGCTAGGTACATCACTCATGGTTCAAGGTAATCCTCTCCGTCCTCAGTGATGAGGAAGTAGTTATCGTCCTGCGTAATAACACCAACGGGATCGGTTCCGATAGGTGTGTCTGGGCGGGCGAATGGTAGCACAATGTTGTCTGGTTGGCGAGCAGGAAGGCGATACGGGTCGTATTGGTCCAAATCTACGGTGCAAACCATCAAACCCGGTGAGTTGGGGTCTGAATACAGATCATCGAGCGAAAACTTGCGGCTGCACCGGGCACAAATGCCGATGCCCAGTGTGGTTCTGCCGCGAGTGCTGAGATATACAGGCATAACCCTACATCACCTCGTGTACGGCGAAATATTGGGGGCGATCATCATCGGACTGTTGTCGCGCTCTTCCATTTGCGCGATATTCAGTGAAATTGCCGCCTTTTGGTCCAAAATCGGGATCAAATTGACGTCAACTTCGACCAATTCAAGCGCCATTTTGGCCGCCAGACCCGAAACGATGGCCTCAAACCAGCGTTGGGGCACTTCAATGTCCTGTGTCATCGTGCCGACGTCCATAATGTAGCGCTGACGCCACACAACGATCTGGCAGACGGTGGCTGCGTCGTTTGGAACGGGCCACATGTGCATAATTGGGTTGTTGACCTGACGATCGAACCAATATTGCAGCGGGCGGTTGTTCTGAAACGCTTTATTCGGCAAATTCGTGTAGTCGTCGCGGTTCATGCGCGCCAACGGGATTTCAGTTGGCGTGTTTGCCAGATAAATTTGGCTGAAACTGAGCGTTCCTGACGTTGCGCGGACGCGGAAATACCGCGCAGCCACGCTGCTGTCGAGATCGTACCACGTCCATTCGCCTGCGGACGCCGTTGGCGTCTCGGTTTGGATGGTGAACCAGACTATGCCGTCGTCTGAGCGCTCAAGGGCGATGGGCACGGCGGCAGCGGTCCAGTAGACGCCGACGTTGGCCACGAATATATCTGTTGGGAACTCAACTGTGCGTGACGTTGACGTGTCGACGTTGGTGCCGCTTACGGGCTGGAGCGTGCGGAAGTTGCTGTTTAGGATGTCAACGGTGCCGTCGGTCATCGTGATGTCGCCCACGCCCTCGTACAGCGGGTAAATCTGCTTCTCAATGCACCAGAGCGGCGCGCCTTGGTTGGCCAAGTCGGAGATGAACAGATATAGCTGGTCGTTGGCTATGTCGATGTGTTCGGCAGTGATCTGTTGTGCCGTCAGTTTACAGCGACGGATCGCGTTGTCGATGACGCGCCGTGTGTTAAAATTCGTCTGTGAAACTGTGTTAGAAAACGCCATGTGGGTGTGCTCGCATTGTTATCGCAGCAGCAAGCCGATGACAGCAAGCACCTCTAGCGTTGGTTGTATAGCGCAAAAACTGCCCGCCAGCAAGGCAGGCAGTTTCTTTGCGTAATATTAGCACTTGCCCTTTGGCATTGCGGTCAGACCGCCTGTCTTGCGGCGGATCATTGGTCGATCGCTGTGTGCTGGAACGCCGCCACCTTCTTTGCGGGGCAACGGGCGTGCCATCATCCGTGCCCGCTCTAAATCGCTCATGACTTTAGGCATCGCCTTCTTCTTGGCACGTTCCTTGTCGAGGTCAGACATAGCGCCCATGCCCTTGGGCATCGCCTTTTTCTTCGCAGGGTCTACACCGCCCGGTGTCATGCCAAGCTCTTCGTTCGTCATGCGGCGACCGCTGTCATCGGTTGGGCGTGTTGAGATGCCCTCTTTCATCATGCCACCGCGAGCCTTTTTAACACGCGGGATTTTGGCACCAGCAGCGCGGGCTTCGTTCAGCGCAATCGCTACGGCCTGCTTGGTCGACTTGACCTTGGGGCCTTCCTTCGAGCCGCTGTGCAGCTTGCCCTTGGTGAACTCTTCCATGACGCGGCCAATTTTCTGCTCGCCCTTATTGACGTGGCCACCCTTGGCGTACTTAGCCACCATAGCGGGCTTGTTCATCGGGCCTTCCCCGCCTGCCATGTCATTACGGCTGACCGTCATGCCACCGCGTGCGAACTTGCGGCCAGACGACGTGTCGTAGCTGGTTTTGGTCGTGTTCTTAAATCCGTCCATGTCACTTACCTTTCTTGCGGGCCGCAGCCATGTTATCAATTAAATTTGGGTAGGGTCGTCCTGCCGCCTTGGCGCGGGCCTTGGCAGCTTTTTCCTTCTTGACCGACAAGTCCTTCGGCTTTCCGAGGTCTTTCGGGCGTTTCTTGTCCCAGACGGGCTTTACGGCCAAGCCACCTTGTTTGAACCTTCTTGTAACTTTAACCCCATACCCTTTCGGTGCAGAGGTGCCTGTAAGCGTGCCCAGAGTAGACCGAGGTTGGCTAATAACAGCGGGGGTTATTTGAGGGCCCGTAGAACGGGCCGGCGCACGTACAGGATTGGGTACAATGCTACCGCGGCCGCCACTGTCGCCATCGACGAACCTGACACCAAAAGAGCCTCCGCCGAAGTCGTCGCCACCGCCGACAAAGGTGTTATCGCGCATCATACGATCTAACTTAGCGGCATCCGCTGCGCGGCGTCCACTTACAACGATTTCTTCCGAGGACATACTACTTACCTTTCTCCGCGCTTACGGCATGCTTGGTTCAACAGTCCCATTTGCGCCGCGCTTTATTAAGCCTACTTTCGGGGTCTCGCGCGGCATTGGGGAACATTTTCGCTTGCCCAGCGGATCGCGCGCAAAAGCTCTTGCGACGTGCGGCTGCCTTGGGTGATTTCTTCGCCTGCTTGGCGCTAACGGGTGGCTTAATGTCTTGGCCCTGAGCGCGCAACGATGCGCGGCCCTTAGCATTGAGGCCGCCCTCGGGGTTCTTCCCCTCCTTGCGGGTCCATGCGCCGCCACCTTCGGCTATAGCGAGGCCGCCCTTGGCGAACGCCCGCGGCTGCGCAGGCGTTTGGCCCTGTGGCGCGACCGCGAACTGGTTTGGTTGCTGCATAGGTTGCTGCATAGGCGGCTGCATGGGCTGCTGCATAGGCATTTGGGGCTGCTGCATAGGCATTTGGGGCTGCTGCATAGGCATTTGGGGCTGCTGCATCGACGGCATAGGCCGCAGAGGCTGCTGTCCGCGCTTGGCGATGCCCAACGCGTCGTCTATGTGGTTCTTGGCCTTAAACAGCCGAAGGTCGAACGCGTCGCTCACCATCAATCCGCGTAGGACTTAACCATCTCAAGGATGATAGTGTACGTGTCGCCAGCGCTTGCATCGCGTGTTGAGAACTGAATGTCGCCGTTCTTGCCTGCGCCTGCGTTGTTCCACAGACCGCCGAACTGCGTCAGGTCCATCGAGTACATGTTGTTCTGCGGGATTGAAGCGATGAGCACGTCGGTCGTCGCGTCCCAGTACATGTCAACTTCCATACCGTGCGTTAGGGCGTGGATTTTGGTAATCGTCACGCCGTCGCAAGCCTTGCTGAAAGAGCTAGGGTTGAGCGTCGAAACATCAACCTTGGTCACTTTGGTCTCGCCAGTGCCGTCGGAGATGTTCGTAAATTTCATGATGGCCATACGCTCGCCATCGAACAGGGTCTGTGTTGCTACTGCATCTGCCATCTGTGTATTCCTCATAAAATGCGGCGGGTAACGGGGACTTCCAATCCGCTACCCGCGCGCACTATATCATCGCGTTAACGATTAGTCATCAGCCGTTGTTTGCACGTACAGCATGGTCACGCGGACCTGACCAGCGGTTGGCTGGCCTACTGAAGTGACAGTTGCAACAACTGTGCGGTTCGTACCAACGTCGTCCATCGCAGCAAGCTGCGCAGCGCTGAATGCGTTCGGACGGCGAGCTGCCGTCTTTACGCTCACGCCGCTCAGATACTGGGTGCCGCCAGAAGCGGTACCAGCCGAAAGCGTTGCGGACGTTGCGCTGTCGTAAGCCGTCAGTACGTCAACGAAGAAGTCAACAATCTGCGAAGACGCAGGGATGTTGAACGTCGCGTTTTGTACCAGTGTGGCGTCGAAGTTGATCAGCGCGGTTTGGCTAAGAGTGACGAGACCGATGTTCGGTCCGCCGCTTTCGCCTGCGTTGCGGTCGCCAGAGGCGAGAGGTCCGCTCCAAGTAGTCTGTGACATTTAGTTTCTCCTTTAGAGAAGGGAGGGGGACCGAAGTCCCCCAACCCAATTAGATGCCAGCCGTACCGTATACGCCACGTGGATCGGTCCAACCGAACGCATAACGCTCGGTAGCCTTGTAGCGCATGCTGTCGGTTTCGAAGTCACCTTCCATGCTCTTCTCAAGACCACGACGCATAGCGAGCTTCAAGCCTTCTGGCGCATCAGTCTGTACCCACCATGCAGTGGTCGAGGTGATACGCGAAAGGTTGGCTTGGCCTTCGCTCAAAAGTCCCATCGAATTGACGGGGTTGACGTCGTTGTTCGCGGTGCCTGCACGCAGTGCGGACTTCAGCAACACTTCAGCTTGGAACACGTTCGAAGGACCGGAAACGATCTTCTTAGGTGTCAAGCGGATGCGCTTGCCGTTGTTGTCTACTGCGTTGCGGATCTGGATGAGGATCTGCTCGAGTGAAGTCTGCGACAAGTTAGCTGCCGTCGTAAGCTGGTTTGAGAACGTACCAGTTGCGATTGGGTGAGCCGTGTTGACCAACGATACGCCGTCGCCGCCTGCATACGCGCTGTTGAAGGCACGGTTCAGGATGTTGGCACCAAGGGTTTCCTTGGTTTCGATCAGCGACTGTGCAAGGTGACGAGCATAGGTCTGACCGATACGGATGTGATCGCCATCTTCCACCAGAACCTTTGTCAGTGCAAAGGCAAGGCCGTAGACGCGGTACACGTAGCGCTGGATGAACAGCACGCCGCCGGATTGGTACGTGACAGGCATGCCGTCTGGCAATTCTGGTGCAGCACCAAAGCCGAACAGGACAGGCTCTTCGTGGTAGTTACGGGGAATACCCTTAAACTCTTTGAAGACCTGCGCCCACTCGTCAGCGCGTTGATCGTAGATGCCGTTGAACTCTTCGTTAAGAATTGGTTCAACGATTGAACGGAAGTCTGTACTTCTCATTGGGGTAGCCATTGTTCAAGCCCTCCTTAGTACGCGGCCTTATCAGCGACGTTCTGATGTTCGCTGATTTGGACCTGAGCGATGACATACGTGTCACCCCAGTTGTTGTCGGGACCGGGAGTAATCCCGATGAGGCGGACTTGAGCGTTCGCAGCAGCCGAAGCGACGTCAAGCATCATCTGGCTGATGCCGACAACAGTCGAACCAGTACCGATGGTGGTGAAGTCATACTGCTTACCAATGTCGGCTACGTTCAGGGCAGCGTTGCTCTGGACTTCGTAGACAATGGTTGGGTCGAGCGTAACGTACGCAACGATGTCAGTCGCTGCGAGCGATGCAGTCCACTTGTTGGACACGCGACGGCGACCGTCACTGTCCGTGAACTCAACGCCTTGGAAGGTGCCGATGAAAGCGGCACCGACAGCGGCTGCAACAATAGTACCTTCCGTTTCGCCACCAGATGTTGCTGGCGCGATGCGGACGGGTTGGTTCTGCAAAATATTAACGGCGTAGCCAGTCTGGATCGTGAAGGCGGTCGGACGAACCGTGCCGCTTGGCGAGTAGACAGGACGTAGGCCGAACGGTTGTGATACCGAAGACATAGCCTTAAACCTCTTGTTAAATGGATGAAACCGTCATCAGTCGAAAAGACCAATGCGCGGGTTATGCTCACGCATCTCCATCAAACCGTCACCCTCGAACAACGTGCTGCCTGAACCCTCTGCCTGTTGCCGCATGATCTCTGCGGTCTCGGCCAGCTTGTTCTCCTCACGTAACGGAGCATCGTGGTGAGCTTCCTGCATAAACCTTTGATACAAGGTTTCGGGCAGCTTAAACGCGATCATCTCGTTGACACCAATCATTCCAGACCATTCGCCTGTCTTGATTGAGGCGAACTCCATGCCCGGCACCTCCGACGCTTTTATCGGCTCGTAACCGAGCTGAATGCGACGGTGGATAGGGTCACGAGGGTTCGTCGTCGTGAGCCAGCACATGTGATATCCCGGTATATTCGGTAGATCAGGTAGTGCGTCATTAAATAACTGCGCCCGGAACATCTCGAGCCGGTCGTCATCAGTCACTTCGCGATTTTCGGTGACCTGCCGGTCCTCCATCTCGCGCGACTGCCGTCCTACACCGAGTTCCTTCTTCAAACGCTCATCAGTATTACTTGTCATGTTGTCTCACTCCTTTGTTTCAGCGAGCCGAACTTTTGTCGTAAGCCTGATAAGCCTTGAGCATTTGGTTACGACGCGGAACGTCATCCCAAATACCTGCGTCCATCATAGCCTGCTTTCGTTCGGGTGTCACGTAGATTTCTTTCTTAGTCGAAACGGGCGCGTGCTCCCGCGTCGTTCCGGTCGGTGGTGCCCTGCGTTTGCTAGGATTTGAGCGGGTTTCCGCCCCATCATCGCCAATGCGTGAGGCCACGCGGCGGGTCAGTTCGTGCCAGTACTCGGCGTCCTTGGGGCTGTACCCCTCGGCGGCGAGCTGGTTGTCGATGACCTTCGTGATGGCGCTGTCCTCGTCACGGCCGCTGGGGTCGTACCATGGGTTCGCATCCATCCATTCCTTTGCGTAATTTACTACGCGCGGGTCAGGGCCGGGGTTGGCGTGCTGCTGGCGGACTTGCTCCGCCTGCTGCTTCTGCTGCCACAGTTGCTGCGCCTCGTAGTGCGCCTCGTCGCGCAGACGCATCGCCGTTGCCACGTCGCTGCCGTTACCGGCCTCGACTGCGCGTGCGATGATCGCCTCGGCCTGCTTCGCTTCGTACTGAGCCTGCGCGATGCGTTGGTCGATGGCGCTTACATTGCTGGCAAGAGTATGCCCCTCGATGACAGAGACGCGGCGCAACAGCGTCTCGTTCTGCTCACGAAGCAAGGCAAGCTCGCGATCTGCGTGCTCCTTGGCGCGTTGCCGCCGCTCGCGCTGCTTCTGGCGCTTGACGTTGCTGCGGCTCCTGTTGGCGATTTCTTCGTCACTGTCGTCTTCGCTGTCGCCAAGCCGCTCGTCACTATCGTCATCATCGCCGTCGTCAGCATCATCGGTTTCGGCATCGTCAACGGGTGCCTCACCTTCGATGATTTCAAACTCGTCTTCATTTTCTGTCAGTTGGTTGTCAGCCATTTACATGCTCCTAGAGGAATGCCTTGACGGCAAGCGGGTCACCAGTGACCTTACCCACCAAATCAAGATCGTTGAATATTACGACGATGGCCTCTTCTCCATCATCGGTCTTTACCGACCAACGGTCACCGCCGTAGCGGGGCACGCGGACGAAGTCGCCGACTTCGCACCACGACCCTTCGGGCCAATGTTCCATTGTGTTGCGGTTCTTGAACGCGAGGCTGCCGACGTCGATGACCTTGGCTACCTGCGTGTTGTAGTGCTCCGTCTCGCGGACGTCGCCTGTCAGGATGATGCCGCCCTTCGTCTTCGTCTTTGGCGTACGGATCTGGCACAGGACGCGCGAGCCGAATGGCTTCACGCCTGCGTCACAGGGTGGGAATGCTTCATCAAGTCCGTCGTAGCTAAACTCAACGCTGTTTCCGTTTATCTGCATGTGTGCTCCTAAAATTCACGTTTGTTGTCCTCCGCGACCATGTCGATCAGGATTTCCTTGGCCCGCTGCAATCCAGCGTACAGGCCAACGGCGCGTCCATAATCGAACTCGGTCTTGCCAGACGGCCTCTCCAGCGTCTCAACAGCCATCGCTGCCTGTTCTGTCTCAAGACGTTGGAGGAGGGTCTCTATTCTCATGCTGGTGTCTTGGGTGACTTAACTACATGAGGTGCGATGCCCATAGCCATTTTCTTGTGCTGGGATATGGACTTGTCGCTCGCCTTCGGGGTTTTGCCCTTCGGTGTCGCGGTCGTTGCATTGTTCGCCATATGGATTTCCTTATGGTTGTGGGTTTATCCCGGTGCCGGTTGACACCGCGATGCGTTCGCCAGACATGATCTCGGCCTGCGCAAGCTGCATGGCCGTCTGGTTGTCTTGCTGGTTCATGCTCATGCGAGCGTTCAGCTCTGCCGATGTGCGGGCGTCCTCGCGGTCCTGCTTCATCTGCTCAAGCTGCTGCTCGATCTGTACCTTCTGCGCTTGAAGCTGCTGCTCCGTCTGCATCTTCTGTGCCTGAAGGTAGATTTCGGCTTGGCTTTCCGCCGCGCCGGCCTGCAACTTCTGTGCCTCAAACTGCTGCTCCGCCTGCAACTTCTGCGTCTGAAGGTATATTTCGGCTTGGCTTTTCGCCGCGCTGGCCTGCAACTTCTGTGTCTCCAGTTGTGCACGCTGGTTGTCAATCTGCATCTGCGCCTGATCGCGCTGCTGCTGTGCCTGTAGCTTCTGGCCTTCAAGAGCGACGCGCGGATCTTGCGGCGGCTGTGGTGCGAGTTGCTGCATCAGCTCCATGGCCTGCGCGATGACAGGCGGCAGCGATGCGAACACATCGGTCGCGTCGGTGACGACAGACTGCGAGGCCTCGGCCAACATGCGGTCGAATGCGCGGCGCGCCTCGTCGTCCTTGAGGTTCTTCATGTCCTCGCCGATGTCGATGCCGGACGTTTCCTCGGCCAGTTCAACCACGGTCGACACGTACCACAGTGCAAGGTGCTCCTTGATGTGACCCATTATCACCGGCAGGTACGACGGCGCGATGAGCTGGCTTGCGCCGAGCGCTGGGCTCATCATGTACGCAAGGTGCGTCTTGAGGTGGGCGATGTGGTCCTGCTCGGGGAACGCAACGATCGGGCGCCCCAGCGTGGCCGCGACATTCTCGTTGACGGCGTTCTGTTGCCTCGGCTCCAGCGCCGGGTTGAGCAGTTCCTTCGGGTTCGGCACGCGCAGTGTCTCAAGCAGACGCTCCTCGACCTTACGCTGGTTGTACAGTTGCGGCAGCGCGGCGGCGCGCTGCGACACGGCCTGCACCTGCGCGAAGCGTTGCGCCTCGCTGAAGATCGCGGGGTCGGACACAGGCACGACGTCCATCGGGCCTTCGAAGTCTGCGCGGGTGGCCAGCACTTCGCCGACCTCTTGCTTCACGTCCGCGTCGTCCAGATACATCGCGTTCAGGCGGTGCAGGATGCGCAGCGTGCGCGCCATTGCGCTGTGCAGACGCGCGTGGATCGAGGAGAACACGGTCATGCCCTCTTGGATCAGGGCGAGCGTCGTGCCGACTGGCGCGTTCGGGTTCTGGTCGGCGAGGTTGTCCATGGACGTGCGGACCACGCCCTTGCCTGCGTCGACCACAAAGCCGAGCAGTTGGAACAATGTCGGCGACGGCGGGTTGAACGGGATCGGCATGGCCAGCTTGCGGACGTCGTCCACGTTGAGGCCGCCCTCGATCTCTTCGACCTGCGTCGGCTGGATATTCAGCGACTGGCCGCCGCGTGTGCCGCCCTTCAGCTTGAGCATCGTCGGGATGTTCTGGATGTGCGCGCTGTCCATGAGGGCGCGCAATGCGCCGGTCGCGGCAGCGGACAGGCCACCGATCATGTGCGGCAGGCCGATTGGGTACGCGCCGCGCCACGGGATGAACGGGTACTCGACGAACCAGTCTAGTGGCTCGCGGCTGTCGTCCTC